AGACCGATTGCGGCTACGATTGCGGTAAAGATTGCCATATTATACTCCTGCTACCCAAACTTCTTCGGTCTTTTTGAATCCAAACTTCTCAAACTTTAAGTCAGGGCTGTTTATCATCTTAACCATACTGTATGCAGTGATTCTACCACTGTCTACCATCTCATCACCTTCTTTGACATATTGTGCAAGTAATCTGTAACCAGCAGTTGAGCCACGATATTCTTCGTCAACCCAGTATACGATTTCTCGCAATACTCTTGTGTCTGGGTCCCAGATGAGTGAATCAATCATACCAATCAGCATACCTGCTAGTTTGCCGTCTTTCTCAGCAACTAATGCAAGTCCACGACCTGCCATAATGTGAGCGTACACAGTAGCAACATAGTCATTGTTACTGAAGTTATTGCTTATTGTTGTTGGTCCCTTTAACTTGAAACGATGTAACATTTCTAAGATTTCTGGGAAGTCAAACTTGTTTGCGTGTCGTATTTTCATTAGTATAGATTCACATCTTGCATAAAGCCAGCGTCACGACCGCCGCCGCCAGGGCCAAAGCCGCCGCCTGTGCTACTTGAACTTGATGCTGCTTTCTTCTTAGCATCCATACCAAAGTCAAATGTCTGGTCTGCGATACTGTAGACATTGTTCATTGAACTGTCTGTAGAATTGAACACTTGCCAACTGCTTTTGTTTGTCTTACGACCAGCAATACGATTCTCTAATACAGTCTTATAACTACTTGCGTTTACAGTAACAACAAAGTTATCTGTAGGACCGTTAAAGTTAGTTTCTAAGTCTTCAGCGATACCATAACTTGTGACAATGCCTGTAAATCTTGGGTATGTATTTGTTAGAGTATAGTTGGCATCATAGAATCCGCGAATGATTTCTAACTTGCTGCCCTTTAGTTTGGTACCTAATACAATTGAGATATTGTTTCCGCTGATACCTGATAATGCCATACTTGTATCTGCTGATGTAACACGCAAGTCTCTTGGCTGCGTACCAACTGCTAACAAACCACCGAGTGGTAAGTAAGTTGTACCGTCAATGACTACATTGCTGTAGGCAGTACTGAAAGTATGAACAGTGACATTCGCAATGTTTCCATACTCGTTATAAATTGTTAACTTCACAAACTCCGCAGTATTAATACTGGGCGGGCTATTTGCTACTTCTGGTATATTATCCAATGACTAACTCCTTCTTGTTCCAAGGGACACAACCCTTTTTAGAATTAGAAATCTTTCTAATAACTTGAGGTTCAGTATCATTTGCATATTTGGTTTGAATGAACACATTGTCAATTGAATATGAACCTTCGTCATTATTACGGCTCATTACATATCCACCAGCAGTGCATCCTCTTTGTTCCCACTTACCAGACTGTTGCCAAATATCCCACCATTCATCAAATGTTAATTCAAAAGGTATTCCGCGCTGCTTCGCTTTGCCTTTCTGGCAATGATATTTGTGCCTTTCAGCGTGATTAATTTGTTTTTTCATACTCATGATTTGTTCCTTTGTTTATGCGGCGCTCACCCACTCAAATAAATTGAATGAGTCACTAAACTCTATTAATGCATTATTAATTGTTACACCATTTTCTTTTGCTGAGCCGCCAGGTACTAACTTGTAAGTAGGCATATTTGGGCAGAACATATAGAAACTACACGCATTACCTACAATAATATTTTGTCCAACAACACTAGATGTAATTATGTTTGGTCTATTGGTCGTTACAGTAACAGTTGCATCAGTACCTCTTGTTACTTGCGTAGTGCTTGTAAACGGAAATGTAAAGTTACCAATCTGTATCAAATCGTTAGGCTCAAACATTACACGACTTGCACTAACTACTGGAAGATTAGTCAATACTAATTGATTACCTACAAATGACTGCACTGTAATGCCATTCAATTGCGTAGTGCTTAGACTACCCTGATATTTGAATATCCAAGATAAGCAAGGGTTGTTACCAAATGTAACAACTTGTGGTGTATTACGGTCTAGTGTATCAAGTTGTTCTAGCAATGCTCTTGCTTGATAGTAACGCAAACTTGAAGGCATGTCTAACACAAAACGCCAAGGGTTAAATGTTGGAGTTTGACTTGTTCTTGGTGACTCGTTGCGAGTGTACTGAATGCCAACCATCTTACGACGGTCAATGTTCAATCCATTGCATCTGTCAATTATTGTTTGTAATCCTGACATATATTCCTATTAACCTCCGTATGGCATTTCTTTACGAGCCATCATTGATGCTCCAAGTAAAGACTTGCGATTCTCAACAAACATCTGTGCTACTGAACGACTGTCAATTGCACTAATGTTGTTGGTGATATAATTGTTAGTAACTGTTGCACCCATTCCAGAATCAGCACCTGCATTTTTATTCATTGATGCATTAGTCATAATAGAACCAGCACTGTTTGGTACAAATAGTTCTGGACCTTGTTCACCAACGACATATGGCTTGTTCGCCATAACAGGACCACCTGCTGCTTTACCCAGGATTGATTTACCGACTAGTGTGAATAACTTAGTAACAGCAGCCTTCAATGCAATCTTAGCAAGGTCAGCGATGATAGATTTAGCCAAGTCACCGAACTTCAGTTTACCAGTTTCAACAAAGTTATCAAGTGCTGAAGTCATATTACCGAATAGACTGTCAAGCCCTTGGAGAGCGGTAACTGCTGGGTCAACACTTCGCTCAAGTTCTTCAAACCTTTTACGAAGTGCAGCGCCAACATCATTTCGTTCTGATTTCTTTTGTGCGTCATCAACCTTCTTTTGTGCGGCAGCGGTCGCAGTAGCAGCGGCAACTGCTTGCGCCTTGCCCTGTTGAAGCATCGCAAGTTCCATCTCATAGCGTTCTTTGCCTAACTTTAACTTTTGTTCTTCAAGTGCAAGTAATTGATTTTGGAACTCAACTTCAATCTCACGAAGTCTTTGTTGCAATTGTATTTGTGCTGTAACTTCATCAAGTTTGTCACCATACAATCCAATCAGTGTAAGTTCGTCTTCAAGATTCTGTAATGCGGCTCTATTACTATTTGCTTGTTGCTTTAATTCCATCAATTTAAGATTTTGTTCACGCTTAATATTTTCGGCTTGAATTGCTTGTAATGTTTTTTCTGATGCTGCAAGTTCTGCGGCTGCTGTTGCATCAATTGCAGTTCGTTGCTGTGCAAGTAACGCAAGTGCTTCTTCTCTTCCTTTTGCGGAAAGACTTTCATTTTGCTGAATATCTTTTTGTTTTGCATCAAGGTCAGCAATAGCGGACGCTTGTTCACGAATAATATCGCGGCGTTGGCTTTCAAGAGCAACTTGGTCTTCGCTCATACCAAGCGACTTAAACTGGAAGTCTAAATCTTCTAAGCGAGCCTTTGAACTTTCATTAAATGCTTTAGTGACTTCAAGAACAGCATCCTTAACATCTCTAAGTGCGTCGGCTTGTTCTTTAGCAATTTCTTTAGCAGATTTGCCACTACCGGTCTTTTTCCCGCCAACAGTTAATACCGGTGTTGTAGTTTTACTGCGACCTAATGAAGCATCAAACGCATCTGTTTCTGCACGATTTGCACCGCCTTGTGCTTCTCTGCCGCCACCTTTGCCGCCTTTGGGCGTCTTTTTATCAAGAATATTAAGGTATTCAGCAAATCCTCTTAATTGTTCCATCAAAGAACTAATCTTAGATTGAACCCAATCTATGATTCTTACTCCTAAGAACTTTTCAAAGAAGTTGTCAATAGAAGTTGCTGCTTGGTCAAGATAATATATTAATCCATTGCCGGTGAATAATTTGAGTAGCGCATCAATTGCTTCCCAAATAGTCCATATCCAACCCGCAATAGGAATGAATCTTAAGAATCCTTTAAGAATTAATGGCAAGACCCCAATAAGTCTACCAAATATACCGATTACGCCGCCGATAATTGTTCTAACACCAGTAAAGATATTACCTGTTTTTAGCATTATAGGAATTAACATTGCCATATTCTTACCAAGATTTACAATAGTTGTAATGCTACCTTTAATAGCAGTTAAACTAAATGCGCTTGCTAATCTTGCACCCAAACCACCTGCTCCACTCTTTATTGAACCAAATAAAGTGGGTAATACTTTACCTTCTGCTATAAGTGCAGCAAAGGCGCCAGATAGTTTTGTTGCACCTGCACTTGCAGATACTAATAATGGACTAATAAATGCAACAGCCTTAATAGCAACAAAGGTAAGTCCCAGTATAGTAAGAACTTCAACTAGTTCTTTAATAACTACCGACAGTTGTTTAACATCGCCGGTTAAAGTTATTAGTGAAGCAGCAATATCAGCAATTCCTTTACCGATACCTGGCTCAGTTCCCAGTTCAGTAAATGCTATTCCGGCTGCTGTTTTAAGATTAGTAAAGGCTTCCCCTACAGTTGAAGTAGTTTTAGCAAACTTCTGATCAACATCTTGTTGCATTTTAAGTAAAGCATCACCTACTACCTTACTTGTTAACTTGCCTTCTTCGGCAAGTTTACGCATTTGTCCTACAGGCACGCCTAAGGCTTTTGCTAAGTCCATCATCGTACTTGATGACGCTTCAAATACAGCGTTAAACTCTTCCCCGCGAAGAACGCCAGAACCCATTGCCTGACTGAATTGTAAGATAGCAGAAGCAGATTGTTCAGCAGTAGCACCACCGACCTTAAGTGACTTGGTGAAAGTCTCGGTCATTTTGCCAACTTGTTCTTGATTGTATCCTAGTTCAGCACTAGCGATAGCCATCTTATTGTATAAGTCACCGACTGCACCAAGTTCACTACGAGAGCGACCAGCAATAGCAGCAATTTGCTCAAACTTGGCATTAGCCTCTGCTTGACTACCACTAAAGGCTCTTAGTTTATTTTGTAATGATATTAACTCATCACCAAATCGTACAAGTTCGGTAACTGCAAAACCACCAGCAATAAACGAGCCTAATCCACCAAGGCTTCGTTCTAGTGAGGCAATGCTACTTCTAGCACCTTTGGTATCAACATCTACTGTATATTTTAAACTGGCCATACTCTGTTACCTTATTTCTTACGCATTATTGCTTTAACACGCTTAGTGATGTATTGTTCTGTAGGCTTGCTCATACCTGCAGGTGCTTGACGGCTTTTACCAGCGTCTAACTCGGTTGCATAGTTATAGTCGGCTTTAATGACTTCACCCTGCAACCGAGTTCTACGCTTTGCGTTACCTGTTTTAATAGGTGTTTCGCCCTTAAAGACTTTGTGTGCTTCTGCTGGTAACTTATCAAGGGCTTTATTAATGCGTAGCAAACTAGGTGTCATTGTATTCTTAACTAGTTTTAGTGTTACGCGGCCCATTGTTTTGTTTACCCTTGTTATATATTTTCAACAGATCCTCTGTTGTGTAGTTGTCTAAGGGTTCTTGCCCCTTATTCATTGCTTTCTTGTGATGATACTGTTCGTAAGTCATTGCTGCGTCAATAATGTACAAATCAAATGTATTTGCTTCACTCATTATTTCGCTTGGTAGTTTACCGTAGCGTTTTGCTAGCCCATCTATTTGCATGATGGATAGCATTTTCTGACTCTTTACATCCAGTTCATCACCTGTTACTTTCCCAAGTGTTCCGTAACCTTACTAATAACCTTCATCAATACTGAAGTAGGCAATGTGCTTTCTTTAGTCAAGATTTCTTTGCCATCTTCGTCAAGTACAAGTGTTCTAACAATGTCAAGCAAGCCAGCAACATCGTTTGATTCGCTGAGATTTGCCATTCTTGTGAACACATCCATAGGTTGACGGTCCCAAGTGTAGAATGTTAGGGCTTCTTCGTATTCCTTGATGATTTCTTCATCATCAATTGATACTTCAATTAGTTTAGGTTTGGCTGCGATTTGTGAAAGTTTCATTTGTTTTCTCCTTAATTTGTTTTCACTGATATTTAGTCAGAATCGCTTGATTCTAACAGTTGATTGAGCAATGCAAGACGGAATGTTTGCTTTGCTTTAAGTTGCTTTACAGTAGCCATCATGTTATCAAGCATGGGCATCATCTTTGCCTCATCTCCGATTAGACTACGCAACTTTTCTTCGTCTGTCTTTAACCAGACCGGTTCATCGTTCATGATTTGTTCTTTCATTTGTTAGAAAAGGGGGAGATTTTACCTCCCCCAGTTCATTAGATTTGACCGGTAGTCATATCACCATCAACTGCAAGAGTCAATGGAGACACCCAAACGGGTGCTTCTGGACTTACTGTTGGTGCGAGTGCAGAGATGTATCCAACGCCTTCGTAATAGAAAGCGCCATTTGCGGTATCATCGCCGTTCATAACAATCTGGAACGAAACAGGAATCTTATTGATTGAGAGACCTGAGATACCGTTGTATGCGGCTGTAGTGTTACTAGCACTTGCGTTACCGAACCAGTTTTCAGCGTCCAAAACTACATTGGTTGTAATTTCGTTGTCTGCTGGTGTAGTAACCTTGTTAGTATCAATGGAGCAGAAGTCTGTCCAACTGAAGATACCAGTTGAGTTAGTGATAGTAATGTCTTGTAAGCAAATTACGCTAATTGCGGCGTTTGCGACATTTGCGGTATCAGTACTTACATATAAGTGAGGCTGTGTACCGGTTGTATTTGTGGTAATTCTTGCCATTGTAATTTCTCCTTAATTGGCGTTATGTGTTAAATTCTAGTCTAGTCAAATTAAATACCCAGGTATAAACTTCTGCTCTTGTTGGTCCGTATTCTGAAGACATATCATATGTACGGCTAAAGTAACCGTCAAATAATTGCACCCCATCAATCTTGTAAGTAACAAGATTGTTAACAATGTCAACTACACTTACTTCATATGGATCCTTTTGAAAACTTACATAGATAATTTCAAAATTATCTACAGCATTGTAGTATGCACCACAATACTGCACACCGAGTTGGTTTACACTTCTACTTGATGTGTTCACCGTGCTTACATAAAGACCGTATCTTACCTTTGACTCATCACTAGGGAATTCGTCGTAGATAGGAATATTCCATTCTTTTGGAATGGCAAATCTTAATGCAGCAGTAATCTCAGCATCGTTTACAAGAGGTCTGTTTAGCAATAAGGCTGGTGAAGTTTTAGTACTTGCCATTAGAAGTACCTACGATCACCATTAAAGTAATTAGGATCTGCTGTCCAGTTTTCTTCCAATTTAGTCGTTGGACCATTGGGAGCGTCTTGAAACAAGTCATACCAGTTACTTAATTCTCCAGCCTTAATCCATTCGTTATATGCTCTTTCTTTTGCAAAGTTGAAGTTCTGCAAATCTACCTCGTTCATGTTTGAAACATCAGTAACTAATGATTCATAGAAGACGAGAATAGCGCCGAAGCAGTCTAAACGAATAAGTGTCTGGTCATTCTTGATTAGAAGATTCGGATTGAAACTTGAAATCAATTGACCATTAGGCAGATTGTCATAATAATATGCACCGATAACCGTATCGCAATAGTTTTGCCACCAACCAAACTCCATTTTGTAAAGCCATTCCTGACTTCCTACTTTGAAATATGGTTCCCAATCAACATCAAGTGCAGCAGCCCTACGCTCCGCGGCGGGATCATAGAAGGCAATGTCTACTACAGTTGCATTTGAGATTCTTTGATATGGTACTGACATATTATATTTCCCTGAATATGGGGGAAGCCCAATTGCTTCCCCCTAGTTAGATTAGGCTTGAACGATGTTGATAGCGCCACCACGACGAAGGTCACCAACGCCAGAACCGAAGTATCCGACACCAGTCAACCACATCTGGAGACCACCAGGAGTTTCACCTGACTTCAACTGTAGTCCTTCCTTCATAACAGTGAAGATTGCACTGTCACCGAAGTATGCACCTACGAGTACATCATAGGCACCGTTTCCGAGACCTGCGATAGGACGGTTTGCTGATTGCAAGAAGGTTGTGAACATGATTTGGCAACCATATACAGATTCAATCTTGCCGCTCTGTAGCAATTCGTTACCCAATGCAGAAAGGTTTGAACCACCTGACTGAGAAACAGCGCCACCGGTCAATTCACCTAGCAAACGAGTGAGGGTAGAACCAACTACGCCGTCATCGCCGTTTGAGTCAAGTACAATGACAGGAGCACCTGGCATACGAGCAACCTTGAAGTTCTGCTTAACATTGCGAACAAGTTCAAGAACTTCGGTTGAGGTGAAGCCAGCAACTGCACTAGTTGCGTTTACACCTGATGCAAGAAGTTCCATAGCACCAAGTTCTAATACGCGGAAGAAACCGTCAGCAGACTGTGGGTAAAAACTGTTGTCTACAGTTGATTTGAAATCCAAGAATGCAGCAGTTACACGCTGGTCAACTTTTTCAGCGAATGATTCGCCAAGTTCACCACCAAGAGTAGCAGCCAACTGGAACGAAGTGGTCCAGCCGTAGAAGATATCAAATGCAGTTGAAGCAACTGCTGGAGTTGCTGTGATAGAACCTTGTCCAAGTGAAGGGTTCTGAACATTTGCGTTACCTGTGCCCCAAGTACCAGCATTGCTGTTAGCATTGTAGTCCTGATAAGTGATTGGAGCGAAGTTAGGAACGAGGAACTCGTTACCTTGTGTTGGTGTTACAACATTGGTCATGTTGACAAGACCGATTGATTCGTGCATAGCACGGAGTGCGAAAGATGCGATTGCGGTTGTGAAGCCATCTGCTTCGTTATTTGGACCGCCTAATACATAAGCCATTATAATTCTCCTTTAGTTGGCATATTTTAGAGTATTTTGCGACTTGGAGCAGAAGTTGTTGCTGTTACTCTCATGCCTTTAAGTCCGACATTCTTACCAAGACCATTTCGTGCAGCCCATGCGTTAAACGCAGCAGGGTCACGAGTATAATCTGGTATGCCTTCTTCAAGTGCACCAGCAAAACCACCTTGTCCAGGTCTTAAACCAGAACCACTGTTCCCGCTACTCTGGCGAAGAAGTTTAGGATTACCCTGAGCGACTTCATTTACGAGACCATTGATTGTTAGAGGAGAACCATCTATACCATAGCGTTCACGACCCTTGTTATCTACAATTGCATAGGTACCATCATCGTACCATTCAATGTTTGACTTTACTTTAGTTAAAGCGTAGTCAAGTAGATCGGAGTCAAATCGTTCACCCATTGCTCGTTGAATCTCTGAGTCCAAGTCACGCTCTCTCAACTTTTGTTCCTTCATAGAAAGGTCCTGTTGGAGACGATTGAACTGTTCATGCAAGTCATTTGTAGTGACACGATTAGAGCGTCTATCGGTATTCTGTTGTTCTACTGGCTGTGCGTTGCCACCGCTGGTTTGTTGAGCAGATGTTCTTGCCATGAAACTTAACGCTGCTTCTACTGATTCAAAGTTCTGTCCACTCGCATTGCTGAGAGCATTTAGAATTGAATTAGTGGTGCTTTTGCGAATTGCACCTGCATTAACATTCTGTTCAGTATTGTTACCAGTTGCCTGGTCCTGCATTACTTCAGGGGCTTGTTCGTTGCCAACGAAAGTATCTTCATTCATTTTAATTGTTCCTTAGTTGTTCGTAACTACCGAGTTGTATTGTATTTATTCTATTCAAAAAATAGAATTATCTACCTGTGTTTACCCCACCAGTCAACTGTACTGCAATTGCTTGCTGAGGTGTATATGTTATTCCTAGATTAGTGATGGGCGTTCCTGCACCACCAAGTAATGTAGAATTATCATCGTTTCCACCAGCGTCTTCACTGGCTTGTTCCATATTGCTGTCATCATCTTCATCGTATTCTCTCTCTACAGGGATCATACTTGGCATGAGGTCACGACTCAATACTTCTTGATTAGTTTCTGTCATCAAGCCCTTTAGTGCAGGGTCTTGAATAGTGTCAATGTATAGTTGCTCATAGTCAGCAATCTGAGTAGAAGGTGCAAGCATACCAATAATTTCTTTATTGACTAATGCATTGATTACTGGGTCTTCTGGAGACAATGCTTTTGCTTCTTTGATTAATGCTAATCTATAGTTGGTATCGTGGCTTTCATAGTCAGTATTGTATCTGACTTCGCCTGCCCAACGCATATCCATATAACGAGCAGCATATGTAAGAATAGTTTCTTCTGCTGCTTCCATCAATCTTGCTTTTGCTTTTGCAAGTCTATGCAACTGCTTGCGTTCTTCAATGATGGCAACTCCTGATGCGATTTGATTCTTAGTGTTGCGTAAACCACCTAAGCCAGTTAACGCTTCAATCTGTTCTAGAATGTTATCTTGCTTCTTGATGATTGTAAGAACATCGCCAGTATCAATAGTGATGGCTTCAATCTGCCCCTCACTTGCACGAACGATTGCACCAGAGTGTACTGGGACTTTGACGCCAGGCTCTGCACGAATGATTGTGTGAGCAAACTGAACAGCACTGTATGCTTCGCATTCTAGTTTATAATGTTCTCGTTGTGCATCTGTTGCGCTGTCAATGTCTGATACGCCTAAGTCAATTCTGCGTGGGTCACGACGACCGTAAGCAATGAATACTGGGATAGACATTCCTAGTGGGAACACGCCTTCACCAATAAGTTCTGCTGGTGCATTTAATTGAATAGTGTTTGCATTCTTCTCAACTTTGTATGATTTGTAATACGAAGGATTATTTGAATCACCTAAGTGATAGCATTTGATGTAGTAACAATTCTCATCTTCCATCTCAAGTATCTTAACATGCTTAAGAATAGGTCTGCCACCGTAATAGTCAAACTCCCAGTCCCATACATTGAGGGGCTGTATAGCGACAGTATAGGGGCGACCCAATGTACCGTCGCCTGCTTGTGGCATGTCAACTGCAATCCAGCAATGTCCGTAGATGCTTGTTAAATCACCTACTTGTTCCATAAATGCTGTCAAACTACTGTTGTTTAAGTCAGCGTCAAGTAGGAATAAGTCTGCCCACTCAGCATTTTTAGGGTTGATGAACGAACCAGCGGGTGTACAGAACTGTAGATTGCGCTTTACACCTGGGTCAAACAGTACATCGTTGATGGTGTCTACAATATAACGGCAAATAGGCTGTGCAATTGTGTTATTAATCAAGTCAATCCATAGATTGCTGTCTTCACTTGGGCGTTTCTTACGCACATACTGTTTAAAACTGTAACCACCGAGATATGCCAACTGGTAGGCAAGCATTTGCTCGTAAATTACATTATAAACAGGATTTTTCTTCAGTAAATCTGAATTATTCATAGATTATTGTCTCTCATATATGAGTGTAGAACACATTGCGCTTAGTGTATTTATACTTCACGGCTTATGTTTACACTTATCATTGTGGTTTCTTGCTAATGTGTTTACTGGTTTAACTACACCACAATGTTTGCAAGTCCCTAACTTGTGTTTGTACCCTAACATAGCCCTAGCAGATCTGCCTTTAGCAACCATATCTTGTGCATTGTCTTTCAATGTGCCAGCCCATAGATGTTTTGGGTTAACACATATTGGATTGTCACATTTATGACACACGCACATACCTGCTGGTATAGGTCCATTAAACAATTCATAACTTACTCTGTGTGCTGTACGCATTCCGCTAGAACTGAAACGAAACATTCCATATCCGATGTTGTTAACTGAGTGTGTCCACTCCCAACAGTCTGTTACTTCATTGATTACATATTTCTTGTTGAATCGTTGTAATGGTGTTTCAATAGAAACTCTTCCTCTACCTGCCATAAGTTATCTCCTTAAGTCTATTTATACTAGGCCCAAGTCATGAAGTCTTCATCTTGTTCACCCTTTAGTATTTCTTCCCAAGTAGGACCACCGGGGTAAAGAGGACTATGAGGCATGTAATCAGCCCCAGGGTTGTTTGCACGGGATAGGCGTTGATCAGAGTTAACATACTCTGATATGCCAATGGTGTGATGATGAATGGGGAAAAGGTGGTGTATGCCATATCTAATTGAATCTCCTAAGCCGTCTATGTGGGCGTATTTTTGTTCTGTATACTTTACTAATTTCTTGCGTGTACCGTCTTCAAAGTGGTAAGTCTGTAGTGCTTCTAATAATTTCTTATCATTAGGGTCTACAATAAGTCCACCTCTGTTGATGAATCCATTGCTCGTATTATCTGTGTCAGTGATAAGGGGGTTTGATTTCCTACTGTTGACGATTGTAAATCCATACTTCTCAAGTAAGACTCTATCAGTGACACCAAAGGGCGAAGTTGTATCTCTATTCGCTTGAGTTCCTGACATATCAATGACTGCGTTAATTCGTCTTCTGGGGAAGTCTTGTCTGATAGCCTGCGCAAGTCCTTCAGTCCCGCAGTCAGGTATTGCATAAGATTTAAGTATTTCAATAGTTCCGTCTGGCTTTCCTGCATTTGTCACCTGTGCTACTGTTGCACACATGACACGCTTATTGAAGTCATGAAAGGTGTACAAGTCTTGTTGTTTGTCTATTATTTCTCTACAATACTTATGTCTGTCCCAAGTGTAGAAGAACTGGTCTGCTACTGATTCCCACTGACACATATAGTCTTGATTGAACTTGAGGGGACTTAGTATTCGCTTTTGTTCGTCAATGAAGTCACGATTACCGCTACGCATTTCTTCATAGTTTAAATGTCTAACAATATATTTTGCTGGCATTTCTAGTGCCATCTTAAACAAATCATACAGTGGCCCTGCACCGTTAGGCGTACTGATAACAATCAATCTACCTTGTGTATCTGGCTGACCCACTTTAGGTCTAAGTCTGTTTGTAATTTCTTGCAAGGTCTCAGATGTGTACAGTGCTGCTTCATCTGCTACCCACACGCCAACATTGAGACCGCGTAAGTTCTCTCTTTGTTCTGCTGATTTGCAACGAATGAACACGCCGCTTGGGAACTTAATTGTAAGTTCACTGTTGTTAATGTCTTTACCATCTACTAAGCCAAAGTATTCTATGCAGGATTTCTTTAACGGTTCCCATATCAGTGACTTAATCATTGACCCTGTAGGCGCACTATAGATGATATCTTTACCTTTGTGATACTTTTCATCACTCGCAAATATAGGCAGTGCAATAGCAGCAAGGAATGTCTTACCACTACCAACAGGCACAATGTCTATACAGTGCTTATCAGTCTGTAGCCAATCTTGAAATATAGTTGACTGTTGACCAAATAAAGGTATCTCTATTTGATTCTTCATTTTTTCTCAATTGAAGTAAACTTTACCGGAAGTGCTGTTTTGCTTTCCCATTCAGGCAACTCTTTAGTTGGGAATGAGAACACATTAGTCATCGCTTGACCCAATGTAGTGTGGTCAATCTCATGCTTCTCTGCAATAACTTTACCAAGAATCATCTTCTCATAGTTCTGTCTTGCAGGCATATCAGCAGCAAGAATAGTCAATGCATATCCTTCTGCTAATAGTTCTTCAAAGGGTTTACCACAAGTTTTCTTGATTGAATCAAGTACCTTCTCAGCAGTTAGTTTACTCGTTGACCCTTTAGGTCTACCAGCACCTGGGCGTCTACCGCCATTTATTTTACTCATAGTATTGCTCCTATTCCTAATCCAATCAAGAGCCCAGCAATGAACTCAGGCAGTAGGAATCTAATCTCAGTTAGACTTGGCAATTGCATGTCTAAACTTGCTTTCTAATTGCGGGTGCAACTGATTATTTGGTACATACTTACGCAATTCATCACGCAAATATGTAAGTTCTTTACTGTCACGATTAGCCATTGCTTTATAGATAATGTAGAACTTATTCTGGCAGCACAAATGTTTTGCCAACGATTCAATACCAATAGTAACACCTTCAGTTACAATATCGGTCTGCTGTTCAGGCTTAGTCTGTTCTACGATATGTTCTTCAATGTGTTCTGCAAGTTCTTCATCACAGCAAGGCTCAATGCCTTCTTCGCAATTGTCGCAGCAATCTTCTTCTTTAATCATTTTATTAATCCTTCTTGGCGTAGTATTTTAGTAGCCCAGGTAAGTCCAGCGTTGCCTCCCCACATAAGATAGGCTTGTGTACCTGGAGTAGGGCTACCTGGTTCGTAATATACTTCTGCTCGTTTAAGAAAACTATAGGTTCTTTTAACTGTATCTAATGTTACATTCTCACGCTTGATGAACTGATTCGCTCTTGCAAGCCCTACACTTGTGCCACCTTTGTTACTGGGTGTTGCTTTGTCACGCATATTCATTCCTGCTTGTGCGTTGTCAGCCATTGCTTGTGTAGGTTTGTAACTCATTAGATGTACACCTTTTCGTAATCATCAGCGTTATCTTCTGGGTCTAATCCATCCCAATAACTACCATCATCAATCTTCTTGTACTTCAACTTACCGAATACTGTTAACCACTTCTGGTTCTTTGCGTTCCATGCTTTACAAATGTCAAGGAAGCGTTCGCTACCCAACATCAACTGTAACTGTGTTTTACAGTCTGTGACTGATGGGTTACTATCTCCAATACTTTTCTCAAGAATGTACATATGGTCAATGCACTTGTCAACCTCAATCTCAGTCATGTAGGGACTAAGTTCTACTACCATCTTGTTGAAGTTAGCAATGTGACTAACATTCATTGGGCGGTCAAGCAAACTCTTTAAGGGTCTATTAGTGTTTTGTGACATTAGTTCCAACTCCTGGTCCAGTAGGGGTCACATATGATGTATTCAATGGTACAACACCCTTAAGTTCTGCGGCTTTGTCCTTTAACATTTGTTCTGTAACGAATGCACCTAAGAACTCATACACAGTTGTAAGTCCCAACATCTTTAAGTCAAAGATACGCTGGTTCTCATCACTCAAAGTGCTAACATCCATTTCTTGCATTTGCTCAACTGACTTAGCAATGTCTTTCATAAGTGGCTGAATGCTCACATACAAATGTCCATCGCCGCCTTTCATTAGTTTATAGGTATAATCAATACCCTCGTTCACTTGTTCACTCATATTAATCCTTATCTACGCTTACGCTTCATATCATATTCAATGTCTTTGGTGACACGACGACCGGCTCGCTCTGCTTTAGCATCACGCATTCTTGCAGGCTCACGAGTACCGCTACGCATATCATCATATTCAATATCTCGTGCAACTTGACGACCGGCTCTTTCAGCCTTGTTATCTTCTTTGCTACGATATCCTGATGCATACATTGCACGACCCTGCTTTTCAGCCTCATCACGAGTCTTGTACATCTTACCGCTATCACCGTAGCGATACATTGTCATTCCACCTCTAGTAATCTTTTGTACTGGCATTTTACTTTCCTTTTACTTTAACACATTTGTCTTTGCCGCCCTTAGTGCCGGCATAACGATAACCTTCCCAACAGGCTTTGCCATCAGCGCCCTTCTTCTTGCCACTTGACTGGGCTTCTTCTCTAGTCTTGTAGAGTTTACCATCTTGTCCTTGACGAAAGAATGATTGTCCACCTTTTGTAATTCTTTGAATGAGCATGTGTTCTCCTAACTTTAGTTTCTTTTTAGTATTTATAGTTAAACATTGTTCTTCATGATTGGAGCAGTACTTTTCAGTCTTAAATGTTTTCTCACAATGGTCGCAACCATATGCAAACAACTTCCAAACATCATTTTTTCTTTGTAGTATTTCCCTCATCATGGTCTTTATAGTTGGCCAGTATAGTTGCTGATATCTTCCAAGAAGGGTAACCTAACTCTTGCATCAATGCTTTCATTAGTCTTTCGTGGCGTTTGACTTGTTCTTTGTGTGTTTTGATTTGCTTCTTCTGCAAGTCTACGGTCTTTTGTAATATCTTAATGTTAATGCGTTCAATTGTTTCGGTTAGTGCTTTCATTAGTTGTCTCCTAGCATTGTTTGGAAATGGTCAGTGTAATGTAGTAAGTAAGTTGCTTTCGCAATAGGGTTGTTAACAAGTTCATCGGGTGATTCAGCAGTATCCCACACATCTAATGGCATGTAATACATAATCATGTCATCTGTTTCTATATAGATGTTATCATCTTCGGCATCGTGAAAGTTAACTATTCTTACCATTACATTGACCCTTGTCTTTTCAATTGTTCTAACTGTGCCATGGCCTTGTGATAAACATTTTGGTTCGCTGCTTTACGGCTCTGACTCTGCTTTAATTTGCTTTCTTCTGAGTTGTTACCCATGCCATTCTCTCTGCGTCTTTCCCAGGCTAATGACATGTTCTTCTTATGTTCTTCTGACTTCGGTACACCTAACTTTGCTTCACGCATCTTTTGTTTGTGTTCATCAGTCTTGGGTACGCCTTGACATACAGCACGAATAGCGGTGACAACATTATTATAGTGTTCACTACTTAGTTTACCTGTACCGCGCACCCACGAGGTGTAACCCTGCTCAGTAATGTCTGAGGGGTCTTCATGGTTCTCAAAGCGTTTAATGTGCTTGTCACCATTGTCATCATAACGATGCCATCTTGTCCAGCGTACTTGTTTCTTCATTGTTTCTCTTTAGCCTTTATGAATCTTCCTAAAGCAATGTTGTAGTTGTCGGTTCTGTCAAGCATTTCGGGTAGCCCAGCAATCTTACCGTGTGATGCAGGCAATGCGATGCAATTGATTACGCCTCCCCCGCCGAATACATTCTGAGTATTGTTGTTAAAGTTATTTGGGTTGTAGTTCTTTGCAGGGAAATAGTAGATAGTGTACCCAAATGCCTTTAGTGTATCGTAAATTAAATCAAAGCCAGTGCCATGCATTGACTCATAGAATATCACTGGGCGATGTTTACTGATGGTGTTCTGCATACCTTGGAAGACTTTTAGTTCGTGACCCTCAACATCAATCTTTACAACATCTGGTGGGGGCAAATCTAAATCGTCAATTCGTACAGTAGTGCAGGGTTGACCTGTTTCTGCCATCATACATTCACCATAGTTACCAGGAGTACTGGTATCATAATCACTGATGAATGCCTCGCCCACTACATTGCTACAAGCAGAGTGATATAACTTAACATTACTAAGATGCTCTGTATTTTTCTCTAGTAGCAGGTAGTTACGGTCATTCGGTTCAAAGGAGTGTACTTCTTTAGCCATACTTGCAAATGCAACAGTGTGATAACCAATGTTACCACCAATGTCATATACAACAGAGGTAGAGTTAATGTAATTCTTTAGTAAGTCAACTTCTACTTGAGTGTATTCACCATACATCTTAATTGATGCGCCGATGATGTAATCGTTCTCATAGAAATAGAACTTACTTGTATAGCGTGTGGGTGCGTGAGTAATCATTGTGGCATAACCTTAATTGGGCTAGTCAACCAAACATTATCGTCACGCTGTGGTAAACGCTGGGGCAAAATGATTTTAATTGGTGAAGTTGTTAGATTGGAAAGAGTGGCGTTTGGATCCACTTTGATATCGCTCATTTGTTTGTGTATTGTCATTGTATTGTCCTTAAGATTATTTATAACTATGTTAGTTACTGAATATAAATAGATTGTAGGGCAAGCACATCTAGTCCATAGATTCTGCTCCTGATACCATGAATGGCTTTGTGTTATCAACCGCTTGCCCTACACCTCAATACTTTAATCTGTATAAGATATAGTCCTGCTCTGATAACTCTCCAGTAACCTTTACAGTGACACTTTGATCATAATAGTTTTGGTGTGTAGCAAATGATAGGTTCATTGCATTCTTCATAACATAACTACACTGGTCAAAGTTCTGTTCTTGCCAATTATGCACTGCATATGCACCCACCTTCATCTGTGCATTATCTACATTTGATAACACATCCATGTCTATCTTGTCTGTATAGAAGACATACTTAGGCATCATTCTACCCTATATACAGTATCGCTAAGTTTAATATCTTTGGGCCAATCACCCTCAGTGTATGACTTATCGTGAAAGCGTAGTTCATTCGTTGGCATGATTGTTAATCTGCCATTGTCTAGTTCAATAAACATAAACTCTTTTGATTGACTTGGATGTTGTGTGAAGCCATCATACATAGGTATTGCTGTGAACAGGTATCTACCAAACAATTTGCTGCTTCTAATCTCTGCTCGTTGCCCGTGTAGATAATCATATTTGATGACGCTGAACTGGTCACCATAACAGTCCCATACTTGTGTATCGTGTAGTTTCCAGTCTGCTTCTGGCTTAGTATTGAATGCAATTGCGTGTGCTGGTAGACCTCTGTATACTGCACCGCACTCTAACATTACATGACAGCCCCAACTGTAGCCTGCTTTGCTGTGTAATGCAAACCAGATGCAGGGTTCGTAAGTATTAGGTTTTGCGTCTTTGCGTATGAAT